CGGGTTACCTTGGTGGCTATTTGAGCAGTTATTGAAGCATCTGCCTGTTGGCGGGTGGTAGATTCATTTTCAAATCCGTCAGCCATCGCCGATCCAATATTTTCGATTTCAATCTCATTCATCGTCATCCGGGAATCGAGATCGGTATCGGCAAGTTCACGAGCAGTGATTTCATCTGCCAGTCCTTGTGCAAGTTCGTCAGATTTCATTTCAGCATCAGTTAAAGCAGCTTCTATGTCAGCAGCATTTTGATTCAACTTAGTAGCTGAACTTAGTCCTGTATCGTAATCAGTGTTTGAACCCGTGTCTGGAATTATTCTCTTGAGTATCATATTAATTTCTGTTTATAATTCCGTTAGTTAACCATGTTCCATAACCATTCCAATTCGATTTTTTCACGATCCAATCATTTCCAAATATTTGCATACCGGTAGTATATAATTCGGCTTCGCCCTCAAGTAATAGTTTGAAGTTTGAAAATGGATATCCCTCTTCAATAGTTGTTCGTTCAGGAGCTGATTTTTCGCTTCTTGAGTGTTTTACACGATTTAAGTAAATATTTGAACAACAGAATATAAAATTTATCTTTTCTGCTACCCAATCAGGAACACCAAAAGCATTGCCTATTGTTAGACTTTTAGTTTTATAAGGCCTTTGATAAAGTTGTCTGCCCTCCTGAAATTGATTCCTGAATGAATTACTTTCAACCAGATAACTTGTATCACTGTTTAAAAATCCACCCTCAAAACGAAAATTAAAGACTCTGGTAGTTCCGTTTATAAAAATAGTATCAAAGTCATTTGAAGAATTCGTATAAGCAAGGAGAGTTGTATTATCAACCTGATCTGTTACGCAAAAAGGAGAGCTTTCAGCGATTAAAAGAGTCTGACGGGTAGTTTGGTATATTCGAAGAGTATAAATATCCTGAGGTAGTTCCGTAATCTCTTTTTCGAGTATATTAATAGTTGCACCTATAGCGGTAATAGTAAATAATCCTGTTTGAATGACCGTTCCAAGGGAATTTATCACATCATATCTGAATGTTTCGTCGAAATCAGCCGCAAATTGAATTAAAATTGGATCATTAACGAATACTTTCTGACAATAACTTACTTGATCCTCCCAACTTTTTACGTTTGTAGGTTCAAAATTGAGTGAAGAAAACTTTGATATGTGTATAAATTGTCCCATAAAATAAAAGCCATCACTGGTTAGATGATGGCTTGGAAAAGCTCGTTTAATTTAAAATATAATTATAATACTAATTTCTTGAGAAACAGCGTACAACTTGTTTTTTGATCTGAACCCCAAAAGTGAGATAGTTTTTTAATATATCCTGTAAATTGTTCGCCTCTATACTGACAACTAACCAACCCATTTTGAAGAGCCGGTAAGTCTAATATCTGTCCTACATCCATATCAAGTACATCGGGGGAAAATAATGATTCTGTGATTGAAATATCCGCCTTTTCTTCTATCCCATTTATGGTTATATCTGCCTGTCCGGCAGTTGAGGTAAATTTGAGTAGACTGGTGGATATACCCAAAAGACTTTTATTCCGAATTAAACATTGTCGAGGTGAAAATATCGCATTAAACATCGTTAGTGGACTAGCCACACCTGTAAGAACTGCAGTCCTATCTAGTATGTAATTATCACCACTTAGTTTGACGTGAAGTACAAATATCCCGTTGTCGGATTGATCATCGGTTGAATTACTTACAAATTGTTTTTCACTAAGAAGCTGAAAACCGTAACTATCCGTTCGATAAGGTGATGTAAGATCCAGTACGTTAACCACATTTTGAACGCCGGTTGACCATTCCTCTAAAAATCTAAACTCATCAGTTCCGTTAATTGAAAGATATTGAACGAGTGCGATTCCGATCTTGACCCCTGTATAAATATAGGTCTCGTTGACCGATAGCTTGATATTATTTATCTCCGGGATAGTTATTACAGTTTCAGGGACAAAGAATCTATCACGGGGCGCAAAATGAATAATACTTATACCTCCTACATATTCAGTGTATGTATTTCCATTTACAATGTATTCTGTTATCTTTTTCCAACTTGCTGAGCCGGATGGATAGTCTCCACCTGTCACGTCGGAAATTGCGGCATAGGTCGATCCTTGAAAACTGACTGCATTATCTTTTAAATATGGAGTTAAAACACTCCATACCCCTTTAAAATCGTAGGTATTAATTACAAGATTCTCATTATTGGTTATCTCATATTCATAACCCCAGCATGATTTCATATAATTTGCAAAGTCACTTAGCGAGGTATGTACATACTGCTTTGGGAAGTTACGCACAGACTCACCTGCTGCAATACGGATAGTCTCTAAGTGTTCGTCTACAACTGCCTTATAAACATATTTTGTACCCGTTATCTTATTGATCAGATCCTGGCATAACTTCTGTTCGGATACGATCGGAATACTTATGTTATTTCTCACTTTTGCTGTCCAACTTGCCTGAATTAATCCACCGGTTTCAAATTCGAATTTATTAAGTACTATATCTTCAGATGTAGAAGCAAGAACGCGATCGAATACGATTGTAAGATAATGATATTTACCTTGTGAGTTAGGATAACATGCGATCGTAGAATCAATAATAGTATCGATTCCGGTTGAACTTGTTGGAAGATCACATATCTTCATTCTATTAAATCCTAAATCAAGACCAGGAGAAGGAGCATCAACCCACGCCTCCACCCAATATAAAGAAGCGTTTTGAATAGGATAGCCAAAATCAGCCGTTAAATGTGCTTTTATGGTTAGGTCGTAACCTTTATATCCTGGGCTTAGAATTAATTCAGGGAAATAAGGTCCGGTAATGGGTAGGTTATTTACCCACGACGTTCCGTTCCAATTTTGATAGCCATCAGTAGTGATCCATGAACCAGGTGTTGATTTATACACCTTGCTCAGAACCTGACTCTTTTGTTCTAAATAGTTTAGGTAATTGGCATTAACATCTTGATCTGACGCTTGTATTCCAGGCGCAAATTCAAACGTTTTCGTATCTCCAACGGATCCGGTTAAAGTTGTAAGTACGGGCACTCCGGTTATCGGTGCCGGAAACCATGAAAGAGTTTCTTTAATATCTAGCCCATCATAATCCAATGTATCAGGATTTAGATCAGTAACCGGTATATCATATTTCTGAGAGGCGTTTGCTTTAACCATCGCCTTTAAACCATTCTCGTTCGCGGTCAAACTCACTGTTGTATTATCTCGAACGTACTTTGCAAAATTGAGATCCAAGGATACCTTTTGAACGTACGTCCATAAATCGGGAAATGTATCTTTACGGAGGTTTACAATGAGTCTAGCAATCGCTCTGAATCCCTGTGTTTCATAGATAGAGCGTACAAGTTCAAATGATTCACCGGTGAATGTTATACCCCCGTCCTGAATCTGAATAAAAGCCCCGGATAGGTCATCCCGAACTATATCAGTTTCAAACGCATCCCAGGTGCTGAAATCAGGGGTAACATCGATATTCTGCAGTACGTTATTTGAATCCGTATACTGTAAAATGTATTGAATCTTAGGTGGTGTAATATGGTTTTCCATACCCTTAAAATATAAATAGCCTCTACATTTCTGTAGAGGCTATTTGAAAAGGGAATAATGGATCGTATTTATTTACTGTAAACACAATAAAATGAAGAGTCTAAATAAAATGTCGTTACTTCTGTAATAATAGCACCTTCTCCATTTGTTCCACTATATTTATGTATTATAATCCAACCATTTGATTCTGTTGAATTTTTATATTCCTTATCTTTTTTATCAAATTCGGATTTATCTTTAATATAGGTTGGATCATTTGAAAAAGATTCACCTGAAGAAGATATGCTTTCAATTTCAGAACTCAACATTTCATACATTGATTCTCCTATTTTTGTATTTTTAAAATCTAGGGTATAAGGTTTTATTTCAGAATAACTCACAGACTTATATGAATCCGGATTTTTCAATGTTGTAAGTAAATATCTTTTTACTTCCTTTTCTGCCTTTTGTTGATTACTTAAACCGCACGATGATAATATAATAATAAAAATAGGAAATAATAAAATTATTTTTTTCATAGTTTTAAATTTATTTATTCGGCAAAGTTAATAATAATTATGAAAACCATGGATTTTTTTTCAAACCTTTTAATACGCCTTCTAAATTTCTTGTATTATTGGCTATATCTCCAAGGTGTTTATCTAAATTATTTAATTTATCAAGTTTACTATTTTGTTTCTCAGTCTGACCAACCAACGAACCCATATATTTACGCATCATTGCATCGTTGTACGTACTTATTTCGATATCTGGGACACTATCATACATTGATCTTATCGAAGCATTAAATGCCATTTCCTGTAACGCTTTGTCATAGTCAGGGAATACCTTCGTGTGCGCCGGTAAACTCATAATTGTAGGAACATCAACTTTCATTATTTTATTATCAGGAGTTTGTATCATTTCCGGTTTTACTTCTCCCACTAAAGCTGGACCTCCCGGATGGTCTAATGTACCAAAAGCATATGCAGGAAGAGGTTTAGCAAGTACGGCGGCTAATTCAACCGCTCCGATAGCAGCATCAATACCTGCAAATGGCATACCGGCAGTTAGCGGAAACGCCGCAACCGACGCCATTATAGCTTCTCCTGTAGAAAGAATAATATTAAAAGCTGATGATTCCTTGTCAAAAATAGCCTGTTTAGTTTTAATTTCATTCTCTTGAGCTGTTAGTTGTTTATCTCTTTCTGTTTTTTGGGCATCGATAGCAGCACTTTGTGCATCGGCTTCTTTTTGAGATAGAATTCCTGAATTAAGTTTTTTAGTTATTTCATCATTTTCTTTTGTTGCTGCATCACTATTAGCTGTTTTAAGTGCATCAATCTTATCAAGCTTATCTTGATACTGATCATCACCTATTGTTTGAATAGCCGAAGCGCTGGCTTTAATAAGCTCAATTATTTTCTTTTGAAGTTCTTTTTCTGCATGTATTTTTCTATTTGCTTTTTTCTCCTCAAGATTTTCCTCTTCATTATTAATTTTTTGTTGTAATTTAATTTGTTCTTCTGATCCTTCACGCAATGTTGCCAGTTTTTCTTTATCTAACCAAATTTCAATTGCTAATTGATTGTCTGATCCATCTTTATTTATTTTTAATATTGATGTTTGATATTCTAATGATGATATTTTACCTGATAAATAAAGATCATCCTGAATTTTACGACGTTTTACAGATGTATCAGATTCTAATGCTATAATACGAGTTCGTTCATCATTTTCTGAACCTGTTTTTTGTGCCTCCAATAACGCAGCTCTTTGAGCCTTAATATTACTCAGTTTTGTTTGAAATGCGACAATATCGATCTGATTATTTTTATATTGTTCTTCAGCCAATCGGGTATCAAGATCCGCTTGTATTTCGAACAATTTACGAGTAATTTCCTGTTGATATCCTACACTTTTATTTCCATAATCCTGGTCCAATTTCACTTGAGAATCAAGATATGATTTTTGTTCACTCAATAGCAGTTCAGATTGTTGAATCATAGTATTTGCCTGCTGAGTAATGAATATCTTTTTTTCTGATTTTAAATTTTCATTTGCAATTCGGTATTCATCACTTGTAATTTTATTGTATTTTTTTTGTAAATCAAGTACTTTTTGTTTTCCCTGTTGATCCCATGCAAAATAATCATTATCATACTTTACTTTTTCTTCAAAAGTCATTGTATCATAATTGTGATCCGATTGAAATTTTAAAAGATTTGAATCATTTTGTTTTTGCAACATTTGAATATTATAAGAAGATATCTCTGCACTCATCTTTTGGTTATTTTGCTTTAATTGCGTAAGTAAAATGTCGTATTGACCTTGTAAATCTTCTACATTAGCGCCGGCTAGATTTTCTTTGGCTTTAATTAAACTCATTTGATCTTTTATATCTTGATCAGAATATTTTTTATTAAATGCAATTTTTTGTTTGGAATTTAAATTATCAAAATTCGCATTTGTTTTTAATTGTTCTAATTTTAATTTATTACTGCTTTCTACTACTGCTATTTGATCTTGCTGATCTTCCATCACCAAAGTAGCTTGCATACTCTTTAATCGTGTTGTTTTCTGAAAGTATTCAGATTTTGCTTTGTATATTTCAGCTTCCATATTAACATAAGCATCCTTTTCATCTTTAGTCAACATTTCATAGGTTCTGCCCTCTTCTTCCATTTGTTGTTTCTTAAGATTAAATGCACGTGTAGCCAACTCAACATGATCCTGAGAAAGTGCCAATTCCATAGCGTCAGCAGTTTTTAAGAACGTAAGTCTATCAGCAATTGAATATTTATCCTTTTGACGTGCCTTATTACGGTTTTCCATTATTACAACCTCTTCTTTTGCATCCCGGAGAATGTCAGCACGCATGTCAGCTGCCAATTTCTGTTTTTGTTTCTCAAGTTCAATCGCCTGTAAATTCTTTTCTGCTAATTTGTCAAGTCCAGGAATAACGGACATAATCACATTAGCAAACTTTTCCAACTCAAGCACTCCGGAAAGTATGACAGTAACCAATTGAGAGAATATGCTCATGATAAAGGTGAGTAATTCTTTGAATGGAGCCAATACTTGGTTGAGTTTATTTGTTGCTTCTCCGTTACTTTCAATGGCAGCCTTTACTAACATAATCGCTGCAGCAATAGCCGCTAAAATAGCAACTACTGGATTAGCCAATAACTCTAACATTGCAGTACCAAAAGCTTTAATGCCTCCAACTCCGGCGGTAGCAAATGAAGTTCCTGTTTTCTCTGCTCCCATTGCCATATTAGCCAGGTTTCCGATAAATCCCTGATTAGCTCCAAGAGCGCTAAGTATATTATTCTTATAGTTACCTACATCCCGGGTAAAGTTACCCATCGGACCTTCCATTCCTTTTAATGCCTTCGATTGTTCGCCAATACTTGCTAACATCGCTTTTCCGGCGGTTGTATCTTTTTGAACTGCGGAAAGTTTATTATATGCTTTATAATTCAAGTCATATTGAGCGGCAAGCTGTTCGTGTGAACCCTTCTCTGCTCCATTGGCGGTGGCTACAAGCTTATTGATTGTGGATGCTTGTGATTTTGTCATATTCATCTTATCGACCGAAACACCCTCTTTTGTCAGGATATTGATCATCATCTGCTTGGCGGACATTAATTCCTGTTCGGCTTTTGTTTCTTTTTCAGCTGCTGCAGCAACTTTAGCAGCGGCATCTGCCCGGGTTTGTTCTGCCTTGGTAGTTGCTTCTTGTGCTTTTTGAGTGGCAGCTATTGCTTGTGCATTTATTAATTCAGTTTTTGCATTTGACTCCTGGACTTTTTGAAGAACCAGTAACTTATCTGCTCTGTTTTTTTCAGCTACACTGATTTCTGTTTGTGCCTTTTGAGCCTGAAGCAAAGTTTTATTATATTCGGACATTATTGATACGACATCACTTACTCCCTTTGCGTTTGCGAATTGATCCATGAACTTTTTAGCAGCATCGGCGCATGTTCCGAGACTGGTCCCGGCCTTAATAAGTTGAGAGTCTAAAAATGTTATTTGTTTAGTGATTGCCTGTTCGTCAATGACTTTATCAATTAATTCACTCATGATTTCTGTTTTAAAAGTTGTTCAATTTCTTTTTCGTAACCGGTTGTCATCCCGCAAAATTCAGCGACTGTAATTTCTTTAGGATTGAGTCGATATCCCATGTATTTAGATAGGGTAATTAGTGAGGTTTGAAAATAATCAACTCCGGGATCCTGATTTTTTCCTTGTTTGGCCAGTGCTTCGAATTTTAGTTTTTCACGATCGCGTTCGATAGCGATCGATTTACATTTACTAATTACCTTATTCAGATTTTGGTTATACTCTTTTTTGTCTTTCCAGTTGAACCTATAGGTGTATCCGAACGACCGTAGGATATCAACACAACTACTATCATATTTCTGAGAAAGGCAATTTACAGCACAAGTAATAGCCAGCAGCTTTGCGTCGAGTCTATAAACTTTTTGCATCCCTTCATAAAATGCCTCATAACCTGAATTTCGGGAAAGCGTGCAATATTCCTCAAAAAGGATTGTCCAAGCTTTCTGTAGTATGAATTTAGGAACGTAGAGCCATTTTAACCGCTTTAATTTGAAATAACTCTTATAAGTAGTACATTCGATAAAATCAGAGAGTAAAACCTTGTCACAGGCCTTATTTACGTTTTTAAGTAGTAGGGATATAATTTTCATAGACTGAGAGATTTTTTTGAATTACCAATTAACGAGTTTCGAATCTTATCAACCACATCTTTGTCGTTCGGATCCAACGTAAATGTATTTTCACCGTACTTTGAAATAATGGGTGTTCCGAATCCATTACTTACCATCCTCATACTATTTCGGTCAATCTTCATAGTTGACCAGAAGTACCCATTTATATAAAGATTAGGAGCATAGAAGTTACGTGCTGAATTATGTGTGATTCTATCCTTCCATTCTGCATATTGTTGAGCGGCTTTCTTGGTTAGGAAATATGGATCATCTAAATACGATGGAGTTAAGTCCTTTCCGGTTCCATCCCGTCCATCCCATAGTTGAGCCTGGATCGCGTAAACGATATCACGCTCGTTATCCATAATTGAATCAGCGATGATAGTCTTTACGTTTTCCTTAGTTGAACGGACCTGTTGAAGTTTTTCGGATATTGTCATAATATCAAAAAAGAGTACCCGCGAAACACAAGTACTCTTTTATTTATTTGTTATCAGATTAAATTTTTTGTATATCTTGAATCTCTTCTTTAACCGGATCTTCTGACTTCCCGTTGGCTTCGTTCCAAATCGATTTTAAACGCTTATCACGCTCTTCTCCGGTCCAATCTGGTATGTTACCTTCCATTGCTTTTATAAAGGCTCCTGAATTCTTGAAACCCTTAACGAAGCCAGGTGAAAAACTGGCCCCGTTCTGAGTGATATGATTCATTATGCTGTTATTGTAACAGTAATAGGAACACCTTCGTAACCATTTTCAGGAGCACCGCCAATTGTGGCAACGCTGAGAGCTTCCGGAGAAGCAAGACCAATCTGATAAGTCCCTACAGGTAAAGTCACATCCCAACCACTTTTAGCGGCATTGATAGCAACTGTGGTAGGTACAACGGCAAGACCGGTAGCAACATTTGTTACTTTCCATAAAGTAACAACAGCAAGTTCAGTAGAATAAAGCGGATACACGTCTACTTTATCGCCTTCAGTACGAATGCCTACAGTCACTTTTCCGGCAGCTACTAAAATGCTGTGAAGTTGAAGATTCAATAATCCTTTGATCGTATCTTCCACTTCGAAAGAAGGGGTATAGATTGCGATATTATCATTCAAATCCTTCATATTACTATGAGCAAATTCAGCAGAGATAACAGCCGGTTTCGTTCCTTCGTTTACTTTCCAAGGTTTTGCATAGAAATATTCTAAGGAAGCACCCATAAAGTTCCCGGCATCATCAGTAGTTCCTATCATAACACCATTGTCGTCGATAAAGAATGCGCGATACTGACCACCATTCAACATACGAAGTTGTTGAAGGTTATAAAGACCCGTTGACTGACTAAATGTAAATGTCCAGTCGTATTTTCCTTCACGAACGATTTCATTTACTCCATATCCTGAAGTATTCTTCGTTACGTCACCCGAACCATCAGCAATTTCCTTAAACCGGAACATCGGATAAATCCGTTCAGCTCCTGATGCAAGTGTAGCATCCTGTAGCGTTTTTTGGAAGTCGAGCATATCGGCTTCAGTAAATTTTTTATTCTTTGATGTCAGAATTGCCCCCACAATAAGCCGGGGTACAACTGCATACGAAGAATTTCCGGTGTTTCCACCTCCGACCACTGCGATCGGTAAGTTTACGTATTTGTTCATTTTACTTATTTTATTAAATGTTTTTTACTTTGATTTCTAAACCCGATATCTCAATCACATCTACTTTATCATTTAAGATATTTCCCTCACCTGCATACAATCCTGATTTACCCCACATCGTATTATCGAATGTGCCTGTACGACCCCAATAATAGCGATCTGTTTGCGTATGAGGTATGTTCTGGTCATACTGGATCATGAAATGTTTTGATCGCTGTATCTGCCTTATAAATTCCTCATAAATTGGGTGAAGAACCGGTCTAAAATTTACCTCAGTTCGTTCATCGGCCTTTAAATTCGGATCAGTTAGATTTGCAATCAAGAAATATAGTGAAGCAGAACAATAGTAATCGGGTGAATCTTTTTTCTCTGAAAAGTCAGTAATCAGGGCTAATAACGGAAATCTCTTATCTTGAGTAATTGTAGCCTTTGACAGTTCGATTAATGTATTGGCGATCTCGATAGGATGCCCGTAGTTGTAATTAACCACATTCGCCAAGTGACAATACCCGTCTTTAAATTCAATGATATCACCGTCTTTTATTTGAAGACCCTCAATTATCTTATACCCCTTATCTGTATAGCTTACACGATACATCCCATCCTTTTTAGGAAGTGAATTAATGTTTTTCCAGTCCGTAAATTCTCCAGCAAGGGCTTCATTTACTTTTTGAACCACATCACGGAACATATCTACTATGTATAAATGCTTTTTCATTAGAAATTAAAGGTATTTTGATCGGTATAAACATCCTCGTCGGGTAAATATCCCGGATAGATATCTGAATTAAGCTGAACGAAAGAACGAAGTTCAGTAAGTGAGTAAACCATTTCATTCCATACTCCGACCTGATGATCAATGGGCGAAACAGATTTTGCATTCTCCTTAGAGGATATTGCTTCGCCGTTTCCGGTTGTAGAACTTGCATTACTCCTGGACCAGTTCCACCAAACATAATTTGCAAAAACAGATACTTTTAAAACCGGATCAACCAGATATCCTGCAAGCGTTGTCCATTTTGGATCAGGAGTTGCAGGATCCACAACTGTCATTCCCATTTTGAATAATAGATATAAGTCGTTTCCAAGTACTTTTTTCAGGAATTCAGGTTCACGTTTCTCAATTAATCGAGTTAGTTTATCTGCATTGGCCTGAGCAAGTGCTCCGGATGCTCCTACACCAGTTGAACTGACATTTGGTATATTCAGATCATCTCCGGTGAAAAAACTATTATTTACTTTCAGGATTGACATTCTTTGTATCTGTTGTTTGAGTTACCTTTGTATCCGGTTTTACAACTTCTTTCTTTGCAGATTTAGGAGCTTTCGCTTTAGCAGGTTTATTTACTTTTTTCTTTTCCGGTATTAATGCTTTCGCTTCAGTACCTTCAGAAACAGTAATGAATCCTCGATCAACTCTTCCCCTATTCTCTTTCACAACATTCTCAATATGCCGGTCTTCTCCGGTTATGGTTATTGTTCTCATTGCTTTAGTTTTATAAATAGTAGGTAATCGGTATTTGATTACCTACTATTTAGATTATACTACGCTTTTGTGATTAATGTAATCACTTCAGAGAATTTTCCTACTAAGAATGCGTAAGGATTATAAACAGGGAAAATAACTTCTTCCTGAGCGATTACAGCCACTTGATTGGCACGTTTGGTACTAACGTCTTCAGCGAATTCCAACTCCAAAGAGGTGAAATCAACAAGCGAAGCACCCATAAGGAAGTCTCCCATACAGAATTCATCCGGCACAACGGCAGTTGTTTCTGTGATAGGTAAATTACCTATGTACCAAACTCCGTTTATAAATTTAATGATATCCAAATAACGGTCCTGGGTATCTTTCAACATACGCAATTTGAATACGTCAATCGGATTGATAGAAACACTGTTAGGTGTGTATTCTCCGTATGTTAAATAAGCCTGAACTGCCATGATAGCATCGGCAATAGTTGGAGCAACAACAGTACCGGCAAATTCACCACCAGCAACAAATGTTGCAGCAGCAGCATGAGCATCGGTTTCGGCAGTATAAGCGCAATCAATTACGATTTGACGATCATTTACCTTGTTAGCAACAAATTTCGCATTGTAAGCAGCATTGGTAAATCCGGCAAATGTGATATAAGATCCGTTATTGATTTTTGACTGAGGAGCCAAGAATTCAATCATGGTTTTTGTACCTCCATCGTACGAAGTAACATGCAATACAGCAGTTGCAGCACCGGTGATCAGAGTACCAAGAACATCCTTTGCATTCTTAGCCAGTTTCCAGATACCTTTGATATTATCACCGGTTCCATCCCCTTTTAGAATTTGAAAATCTTCAGCCAAACGAATCATTGCAGGGATACGGTTAGACAACCAACTTTGCATCCATTTTACTGATTTCAACATTCGTTTACTGATAAACATTATAGTACCAATTCTATGTGTTCCGTCAGTGATTTCAGTTACCTTGAATGCACTTTCAGGTAATACACCATTTTCAGATACGGCAGCCGCATTTCGATCTAAATCGGTAATCTGTTGATAGGTCAAAAAAGGTTCTTCACTCGTTTCGGTCATCAGAATATCACGAACACCAATCTTACGAGGTTGTGGATTTTCTGATACACGATCAGTTTGCATACTGATATTGGTAGTACCACCGGTATAATTACTGCCTAAAGACAGTGCCTTGGTAGTAATCTTTATTTTACCAGATGTTTTACGTGTTCTTCCGGAAGCAAATTCTTTGAACTTTTCGCTGTCTAATACTTCTTTGACTGCTTTTTGAATCTGAGATTCTCCGGGTTCCATATTCAGCCCCTTGGTTTCTAAAGTTTCTAATTTTATAGCCATTTGTTTAATAGAATCACCCCAGGTACTAATTTCTTTCAGTCGCTTTGCAAACTCCCCGGACTTTTCATTTATTTTTCCTTCATCAACCTCCTTTAAAATACTTTCTAACGCTTTGGTCAGAATTTCAGGATCGTTGTTTTTAGTTTGAAATTGCTCCAGGGCTTCATTCATTTTACTAACAATGGTAGCCATTACATCTTTTTCTTCCTGATTCATTTCAGAATCTTTCTTAACGTTTCCACCTACTATCATCGCGATAGGAGCAACAGCCAAAACGGATGTTACGGTCGGATGAATCACAAAACACATTACAGCAATAATTGCTATAATGGAAAATCCGAAGATTTTCAACTTAAAAGATTGTCGAGCTTTTATACCCGCAATACTGTCCTGATTTCTTAAATTCTTTTTCATTTTTTAATTTGATAAATGGGTTAAATAAAAAGCCGGAATAAAGATCTGAATCCTTATTTCGGCCTGTTAAAAGCTCTTTCGATTTAAAATATAAATCGGTATTTAATTTATTTGATAATTAAACCTCCTAGTGTTTTGAAACTGAAGGTGGACAAACCGGCCTTCTCAATAGGAGTATTATCACATGCTTCCTGAGTGGACGGAGCCGGCTCAATGGCATTGCATTTATAAACTCGTGAATAGCATTTGTTACAGCGCACGTAATTGGTAAAGTTCTCAATGCCTTTTGTGGTCATTTCCTTTTCGGTAAGACCTTTTGAAAGTGATTTTTGAGAGTTGATGATCGCTTCAACCTGGACCTGAAATTCAGGTTTTAATTTCTGCATTTCGATATAAACGATACCGTCAATCATCCAACGTGCGTACTGATTGGCAGCCTCCATTACCTGTTGTTCGAAAGTGGATTCATCACAGTCATTGTAATCGAATGTTTCTCCACAGGTAGGGCAACAAACCATACAAGAACCGTCTGTTAGGTCTTTGGTTATGATCTTAGTAAGAGTACTGATTGATTTCTCAATCTTAGCAAGGCGTTCATCCGAATATGGAAGCTTAATCGACTTAGTTATGAATTCAAGTTGTTCCTGCATTTGATCCACGGACATCCCTCCCATATCCTTAAGAGAGATAAGAGGTGTATTTTCGTTTGCACCCCAATTGGTAAGTGTTGAGTATTCCCACATCTTATATTCTGTTACCTCGGCTAAATTTGCAGGATTTCGTTGCATGATATCAACCCCGATCGAGTGCTCGAGTGTTTTATTATTTTCTGCATAGAGTTGGTAATCGTAATAGATATCAAGCGACAACTGTTTCTTCATATTAAATTTAGAAGTCATTTGAAGATATTCAGGAGTCTCTTCTCCGAACAATGGTACACCTAACAGTTGAGCCTTGTTGTGATTTAAAAACCATTTACAACGATCAAAATTCTCATTAAGCGTCTTAGTAAATGATCCAGGCATAGAAATATCACCATCTGAATCCTTATTACCAAATGCGTTAACGGCGATTACTACAACCCCGTTTTCATCAACGTTAGCTACTTTTGTTCGCCACTGATTGCCTTTCTTATTACGTTCCTTAATTAGCATTTTGAGTTGTATTTTGAGAGTTATTATTCGGTTGTGTACCGCTATGAAGATTTACATTCATTGCGGGAATTTTAGAAATGTTCGGATCAGCCCAGATATAATAGTCTCCTCCGGTAGTGAGTTTTTCCTCTCCACATTGAACTAACATCATATTAAATGTAATAAGTCCTTGGTTATACTTTAAAAGTGCCGTAGTGGTCTTCAGATTATCTGTAGTGGCTTCATCTTTCTTATTGTCCTGAAGTACTTCGACCTTTGAGAAATCAGCATCGATATACATTCCTCCCGGGCCTTGATTGAGTCCTAAAAAACGGTTGATTTGTTCGAGTATCTTTTCAGTCAGTGGAATTACCGTATTTGTGTAGAAACTCTTCTCAGCAGTGTCCATATTCGCGTAAGTGCTCATATCCTTTCTAGGGATTAATATTGCCGGCATTCCAAAAGCACCGGCAATGGCAACGGCATCGGCCAACGTTTCATCGAAAGGTTCGAGCTCGGTAATTGACATACCAAACTTGACGAAACTCACAGGAACATCTGATAAAACAAATTGCCCTTTTTCTTTTTCAAGACCGTAATTCTCATTAAAGTTTTTCTGTAAACTTTCCTTTTCTTTTTTGGACAGAGCAACAGTTCCCGCGTTATCGGTCTTATTGCTCACAATCGCACCAAGAGCCCCACGTTTGACGTAAATCACATTTCGAGCCTCATATACTGCACATAAGTTACTAAGAGGATATTCAAGCGCCGTGAGCTTACTACGACCCCTTAAGTACCAATGATCAAACAGCAGATTTGTTTCTTTGAAATGAAGTACGTTATTTGGTTCGAAGTCCCGGTTACCCATTCCTGAAATAAGCTTATAGGATTTTATTATTTGATCTTTCGGAGTATTTGCGAAAAGCTTTACGTCGAAAGGATATTGAGGCTCTATGCAGTCAGAAGGTAACACATAGTAGTTATCACAAGCTTTCCATCTCTCCCATGAAGCAAGTGTACTTGGAACGGCAGAATATATATGTGCATCTCCAACGATAAGAAGATAGATGATCAGCTGAGTAATAAAGTCCTTGAATCCTTGTAACTCGTTAGGTTGAGTCAAAAATTTATTGATCTGTTTGTTATCCCATATAATTGAATCTGTATCATATGATTTCAACCTGAATTCAGCCTTTAGCACTCGTTTAGCAATCTCTACAACCGGAAATTGAAGTTCTGAAATACTATGAAATAAAGTAATAAAGTTCTTCGCAGCGTAAATAGAATTAAATGCAGCCAGGTACCGGTCTACATCGTACATGGTCGATTTATACCCATTTGTTGCACCGGTTACCTTACCCGTATTATCGCGGGTAATGGTGGCAGATCCCATCCACTTCTTTGCAATACTTAGTTGTAAATCTTTAATTATGCTCATAGTATAAATTAAAAAGCCGAAACAGATAATTAGTCCGTTTCGGCTTGTTTAAAGCTCTTTTATTACAGTTCGTCTGCATGTTGGCAGTAGTTCGGCGGGGATTCCTATTTTGTTAGCTTTACAAAAAATAATATTAATTCAAAGGTATTGATCAGATACCAATAAATTTCAACTACTTTCAAAATCCCCTTTTCTTTTGGTTTTGAGCCTCCGGTACGATTCGAACGTACGACCTATTGCTTACAAGGCAATCGCTCTACCAACTGAGCTAAAAAGGCAACTTTAAATTAAAATATAAGTATCAAATCAATTTTACCGATGATTTATCAAACGACTTGTCAACCACTCCATCGACTACATAGAATTCATGCCGGCACCTGGAATCCTTACAAATGAATTGCTGAACTCCTTTGCTTTCTGACATCGCACCATTAACGCGACTACAGTTAGGACATCGAATATATTTAAGTTGAATCATACGTTCATTACAATTATTTTTTCACTTACTCCATGACCACAACAGGCGGACGTTGCACCATTAACAAATCCCATACATGCATCATAACCCTCTTTAGTAGGTATGCGCCCACAGCGTTTGCATGGTCTTTCAATAGTTATTGGTTCTTTATTATCTGACCATAGCCAGCAATCATTTTCAAATACAATTGACCAACCGCGTGAAGTCCCTGTTATCATTCAATTTGTTTTTTAAAATACTCTGCAACTCCTGATAGGATATTTGAAGCCTCAATGCTTATTCCTTTGTAATTATCGAGTAAATTCTCAATAAAGGCCGTATATTCCGGATCAGAGTCGTAATCTTTTTTAAAATATAAATTGCTTTTAATAAATCCTGACATAACGAGTATTCGACTTTCTTTCTTCGTTGGTTCGGTAAGTATTCTGATTGAACTACTATCACATTCGGTTCGGATATTTCGCCCGTATTCATACCATACCGGGATTGATTCAAAAGTTACTTCTTCAGGATCTGATTGCTTAATGAGTTCAACAGACCGATTAAAGCTATCCCCGGCATCCTTATTGAAAATCACATCAGTAATATAAACCCGGTCTTCGATCAGTTTAGAAACTACTAAACTAAACACCCCATTCACATCCGGAACAATCCGGACGTTAATTAGAGCATCTTTAAAATCGATATCAGTATAAAACTTCATTTGATCATCTTTAAAATTGGAACGGTTACGCCTGAGTGAAAAGTCTGTATATTTATCTTTAAACACCTCACATAGGAAGTATCTTTTTGTGTCTGAATAGTGGCCGGATTCTTCATAAGTTTGCCCGGTTCGCTTATCTCTAATTCTTTTCTTCAGAATCCCACCGTTTGCATCCTGTTTAGTAATCATGTAATCCTTGACAGATACCTTACAACATTCATCTATCACGATCTCAAGAGTCGGAATGTTGTCAGCATAGATTTCATTCACAAACTCACCGGATAGCGCTACAGAAGGATTAACAGAGGGCATGCGTTTCTCAATTATAAACCCGGCTTCTTCAATTCCCTGGCAATACTTATCGAAGAATGACCGCTTTTCTTCATCAATCGTATTATTAGCTGTTGTTGTCTGGTCGCCGTATATAAAAACCTTATCAGTGTGACCGATATCTTTAAGATATTTTGCTGTAAGTTTTGAAGCACTGGTTACGGTATTGTAAGGATCGCGGGCCGGCACTTCTCCGATTTGTTTAGCTAAATACTTTGTTACCTCGAATTCTGCATGTTCTTCGATTTGCCACACTGCAACCGAAATATAGGGCAATACGTTATTATCGATCGTAAGATGCACAGGAGCACAATCCGTGACTGTCTTACCGGTATGTTTGCCTATATTGAACTTCTTCCAAAACTCACCACCTGTTTTAATAGATCCCCAATTTCCTAAAGCGTATATCTCGTAATAATCCGGATCATTCGTCTTATCCCTGTCGAAATCAGCTACTACTTGCCGGTCATAAAAACCGTATAAACCATCAGGAGAACTGACAATCCAAAAGTTATTTAAATATGTTGACTTTATGACAACCGTATCAGGTGGGTTAGTCTCATATTCTCCCGTTTGTGGATTGAAAACCGTTTTGCTTTCGTTATACCACTTCTCTTTTACTTGCGAGTACTCCGGAGGCAGAATGTTACCCTGATCATCGTACACGCAATCAAGATAAGTTTGTGCATTAAGTAGAACCTCTTTATCTAATACCTCGGTTTTCACCCAGTGAAGTTCAGAAATAGGATTTAGTAGGGCGATGATCTGTTGGCCAGACATTCCACGAAGTCGCTTTTTAATCTGTTTCCAATCGGAAAGCTCAAACTCACTTACCTCTTCAAGAACAACACGCTTGTATCCGGTAATACCTTTTATCTTTTCACTATCATCGAGTCCCGCAAAATCGATCTCAGACCCATTAGCAATGCATACAATCTTATTTCTTTTGAATTCAAATAAATGATTCAGGTTCCAATCTCTGATTACTGTTTTAAAATCCTTATAGATCGAATTTTCTATACTAGCTCCTACCTTACGGAATATGATTGTGTCTTCTCTTCCTTTGAGTGCTGAGAAGATAATAGCCTGGACAACCGAATATGTTTTTGAACTACTGGATCCACCGACCAGGAAAATAAAACGTAATGCAGTATTTAAAAATGAGTCAAGAACATGCCAAAAGTTTGGATTAAAAAGTTTGTAGCTGAATTTAATTTTTTGTTTTGACATTATGACAGTATTTTCAGCTATTTTTGTTCGTTTGTTTTTATTCTCCCAGAGAGAGTTTTTAATAATGTTGGTAAATACCTATCATTTTACTATCAAAATGCTATTGTTTTTTAGTTCTAAAACCTATTTCAAGCTCCAAACCTTCAGATAATCCTACCTCAATCTTTTGTGGGGCATCATAACCAAGCATTTTACTGATACTATCAAGTGATTTCTGCTTATCGTAGAGTTTAATCTTCACCCATTCCTCTTCGACAACGATATCATCATCTCCGGGATTCATTCGTTTTTGAACTCTACTCTCTTTTTTAGTTGATATCTCTTGTATGCAGGACTTTTGTTCTTCTGATAGGCTATCAAACTGTTTAAGGGTTATCCATCCGTCACGAAGATCTGAAGCACTCGAAAAGGCAATCTTTGCATGTTCGTTCAATACTCGCAGCGCAGAAATACCGGATGTTTCGGATAAATTCGCCTTTAATCGGGTTATTTCGGCTTTAATATTGACAAATGTTAACATCCTACTAGCCGCTGACGTTGCACTCTTTTCACTATACCCAGCCTTTATGGCTGCTCTAGTAGCGTTATAATCAATGCAATACTCATAACAAAATAGCTCTTGTTTTGCTGTGAGCCTCTTCTCTTCTACAACTACCTCGGTATTTTCCATACGTGTATAAACCTGATTCAATTACCTTTAAAATATAAGAAAAGGGAACATTTCTGCTCCCTTTTAATTAATTATAATCATTTGTTATTCTTAAAATCGACAAAGAGCTTTACTCCTGTGTATTCGTCTGCTTGATTTGCATTTGGTTCGTTCCCAAAACCTATTACCTAATCGTTTAGCTTTTTTGTAGCTAAATATACCCTCAAACACCCTTGCTAAAATCCATGCAAGATTAGGATGTCGAAACAATACATCTGAAGCACGAATTTCGTATTTCTTTGACATTACCCACTCTTGTGATTTTTTAGACCAAAATATATTATATTCCTCAGCAATTATCCTATATAATTTTGTTTTCATAAGTATGGGTTTGTTTCTAAAGTATTAACGTCAATTGCTTCTCCTTTTTCGATTAATCCGGCAATGTCAAAATGTCAAGAAATAAGTTTTTGAATAAATGGAATAACTTCTAAATCTAAATATGCAAAAGGAGCTATTGACACTCTTAAATCCTTGTTGTTATCAATAGTTAACTTTAAGTCTCCAAATTCTTTTTTAATTGAGTCCATCGGTACAAACTTTTCCCCGTCATGCTCAATCTCTTTTGTGAGGTCAGAAAGTGGGTGAAGGATAGGTTTACAAAAGTTATTTGATATACTGTGGAAGCTGCATTCCTTTTCATTAAATCTAACTCCAATTGAATTTTCTTCTATATCAATTGAAAATAAAGTTCCAATTAAATCCTTTTGAATTACTTTTAACCCATAACGCAAACTCATTGCCATAAATTGTTGTTTGTTCATATCTTAATTGTTTTTATATGTTTTACATTTTTTACTCTCATAAAATCCAACGATAGCCCGGTATTCCTCTTTTGAAATTACTATTTCCTGTTTACAATACCATTTTCCCCAGAACTTTCTCATTTTTTGAAATAATTCTGCTTTCTTATCATCTGAGGTTATCAGGTGTTTGTGTAATACAAATGCACTTTTATATGAAAATAGCTCAAGCGTATGAATATCCCCGTTATCTTTAATAATTTTCGTTGTGATTAATGGCTTCATAGCTTTTAAAATATTAATTCTCCTTTTATTTTTTTTCTAAGTACTTTGATAATCCTGGAGTAAAGATCGTAAAGTTCTTTTGTACTTTCATCCCCGTCCCACTCTTTGAAAACACCATCATTGAAGAACCTGAATTCAAATACTTGCATTGCTTTTTCGCTGAATCCTAGTTCTTCAATTGTTGAACGGATCTCGTGCATACGTTCCAAAATATATCCCGATCGGTCCGGATCATCGTTCCCCTGATCTTCGATTTCAAGCGTTGAATAATCCACGTTAGTATCTGAGGGAATAGGTTTGTATTTACTCTGATAAGGTGAAGTGGGTGAACTTGCATTTAGTTTAATCATTCGTAGCACGTAGTAATCTAATTCTGTATATTGCCCGGATTTTGAATTTAATAAGTTCATAAGCACCTCTTCTTCCTTTTGCAATAAAGAAAGAATAACTTCATTGAGTACATCCTCGCTTTCATCTACAATCCCGGCAAGAGAACAATGATACTTTGCATAATCAAGCCATTTAAGATATCTTTTTGTTATGTAATTATTTATTTCGGTGCTCATATTAAAAGGGTTCATCATCATTAAGCTTGCTCACGATATTTTCAAATCCAGCTGTTACGGGATTATTAAAATAAGGAGTAATTCCATCATCCCATATTTTCTTAAATCGATCATCGTGTTGGAATAATACTTTTTCATTTTTCATTCCCTCTCTGTTTTTTCCCATATAAAGTATTCCGCGATTAGTCCAGGATCGATTTTGATCATCAATTGCATTTTCTTCGTAATAACTTGGCCGGTGTGGAAAAATGACGATATCCGCATCCTGTTCAATATTTCCGGATTCACGAAGGTCCGAAAGTTCAGGTTTTTGAATATGTTGTCCCTTTGGTGGTCTGTTCAGCTGAGCGAGTAAAATGATAGGAATATTCAATTCCTTTCCTAGAGCCTTTAACTCACTTGTGATAAATCCTATTTCCAAGTCCCGGGTACCAAACTTTAAATTTGTTTTGATATACTGCAGGTAATCGATAATCATTAACTTTAATTTTCCTTGTCTATGAAGTTTACGGGCATTGGATTTAATATTATGTAAGTACCTGGACTTCACACTATCCGCAATTTTTATATTCAATCTCTCTAATTCAGCTATTTTATTTTCGATTAGACTCCATTCTTCTTTTGAAAGCTGCCCGTTTTTCATGTTATAGAATGAAATACCGTCCTGCTCGTTAATCATTCGCATGATAAGTTGCTTTTTAGTCATTTCAAGCGATAGAAAAAGGGTATCGTTACCTGAAGCACCGGCTGCCTTAGCAAAACTTACAGCAAATTGCGTCTTTCCCATCGAGGGTCTTCCTCCTATTATGATCAGATCCGGAGCTGACCATCCACCATTTAGCGACCTATCAAGAGCATCTAATCCTGTTGGAATACCAACATTTTCACCGGCTTCTCTTTTCCGTTGCTGTTCTTGTAAATACTCTATCGTTTCCTGTATTGATTCCGGCATATCCGAATAATCAGAATCCTGACTAAATGTACTTATATCAGAAAACGCCTGTTCTGTATACTCAATCACATCCGAAACATCAACCTTGTCATCGTATGCCATGCTCTGAATTTCAGAAGCCATGTGAATTAAGTTCCTGGCAATTGATTTCTGTTTCACAATCTGTGCATGAAATTCGATATGTGCTGCAGAACTTACTTTTGATGTAAGAATTGAAATGAAATATGGACCTCCCACCTCGTCAATTTCACCTGATTTACGAAGTTCGTCGGTTACCGTGAACATATCAACCGGATTATGGCTGTTTTTAAGCCTCAACACGGCTGAATATATCTTTTGGTGAGCAACTCTATAGAAATCATCCGGAACTAACTCAATTCGTTCTATAGCTTCTTTTTCAAGCATTACAGCGCCTAATATCAATTCCTCTAATTCCGTTGCTTGAGGTGGAAGTTTACCAAATTCATTTGCCGATACCGGGCTAGGCGACGAAGACGTTCGTTTTTTCCTGTTGTTGTTTTCCATTGTTTTGTCTATTTTTTTCTTGTTTAATCCAATTGGAACAATGTCCAAAACACTCATTTATAGGCTTTTCTTTTACGTTATCGCCTCTTAATTTATCAACATACAAAGAAATCCACTCTTTAGAATATTTAATTGCTTTGTCGTAATCCGTTGATAGATGATGAATTCTTGCAATATCCTGTACCCATTGATCATCTGATAGCATACAATCGAGTAATTTATCAATTGGAATTACTTGATATTGTTGAAAAATTAAATTTTCCGCAATACTATTACTTTCTTTACTTTTAATAATACTTTCATCTTCATATTCATATTCAGAGTTTGCTTGCACTTTTGCTTGAGCATTTGCTTGAGCAAAATTTTCATGTTTACCAAGAGTTTTATCTCCTCCTTTTTTACCTGCTGAAGATCGTTTTTCACTTAATGCATTGTCTTTAACCATTCTCTTTTGGATTATAACTTCACCCTCCATTATTAGAACTTTTTCATCTAATAATTCCACAAGTGCGTTAGTCACAGTTTGGAAATCGTAAGGCATTTGTTTTGCAATTTGTGAAGCAAAATTCATTACCGGATTATTACTCTTTTTATATTTTTGCTTAAGCAAAATTTTACCGTAATCATCCGACTTATGCATTAAACACATAAGCCGGATATAAACGCCGGTAGCACTCGCTGAACATTCAGCAAGTTTTTCATCGGTTAGAAAGTCCTGAATAAATAAAGGTAAATATGGTTGATCTCTTAGAGCCATTATTATTTATCTAAGTTATCAAGTTCTTTTTTCAAAAATAGAATCAAATCTTTTATTTGGTCAGGATTTAATTCCACTGACGACCAAGCTTGAAAATCACCAAGAGAACCAGTTCCTATTTCAATACCATTTTCTGATTTTTTTATTTCTGAATAATCCACGTCGTCTTCAAATCTTAAAATCGTTGTTACCATTTTGTTTATTTTAGAGTATTAAATTTCTTTTTATTTTTTAATTCAGGATATAAAGTGAGTATTACATCACCCACTCTTTGAGGACCGCTTAAATCATCCATTGTTAAGCGATTTGAAGTTTTTTAATTTTACTTATATTACGATTTACAAGCTTTATAATCCGATCGTGATATTTAGTATCTTTATTGAACTTTCCACGGCTCTGTACAACTTTAAAGCTCTTTAGCGATACTTCTACGGTTTCAATAGGTTCGTTTTTGATATGAGCACTTAAAATGAGCGATTCTGGTTTTTCATAATATGAATTGGTATATACGCAATGATTCATTGTTAAGCCTTCTGTGTAAAATTCTTCGACTGATTTCAAAGGACTAATTTCAATTTCCTTATCGAGCATTTCGATATTCAAAAACTTTTCAATAAATTTCTTATATTTGATATCCAATTTCGATAATTCCTTTTTCTTTTTTTCTAGTCCTTCAAGTTTTTTCCTGTCGTTTAAAATCTTATATTCCGCCTTTAAATTTCTTGGATAAATAAAGTCTTTACCAGCCGGTTTACCATAATATTTTAGTAGTGACAGGTAATCACGCTGCATTCGTTCGAAATCCATGATCTTACCTTTGCGCTTGACATAAATATCATGTTGTTTATTCAGGTCTTTTGGACAAACATAATAAGCGTTATTAAGATCTTTTTTAAAGTACTTGAGCAAATCCAGGTAATCGAACCATATATTAGCATCCTTAACTATATACTTGTTTCTCATGCAAATTTTAATTGAGTCCCAATAAGTATTTGTTTTAGTTGTTGTAAAACTTCTGTCAAGAGATAACGAGAGTAAAGAATACTGTTTAGCTTTTAAAAGAGTTTCGCACTTTGGATTTTTAGAAATATAACTGATAGCTTCCAGTGAAGTTATTCCACTTAAATTTCTATCAATACCATATTTGACATATTCCGGTTTGAATTTCGAACTCGGATGAAGTTTTACAGGATAGATATCGTATTTGTCCGCATTGTAATAGTAATTATTACGATAATTCTTTCTTATTTCCATAGTTCCATTCCAGGAATCAATGTATCCATTTTGCGTATGGTTCAGTGCAACTACTTCACGTTTTTTATCTGACTTGATCCAATGTTGAAGTACTTCGATAAAATAATAATAGACCTGATTATCAGATTTATGATATGAAATAAGTTCAAAATTCCTTATAACCTGAAATTCACCGCAAACTTGTGCGTAGGCTACATAGATATCCTGCTTATTGGTTCTGCATTTAGATTGTTCAATAACTAGTTTTGTTTTGCAATAAGGACAAACGGCCTTATTGCGACTCACTAATTCAGTAGAGAATTTTTGTCCGCAATCCATGCAAATAACTCGGTTCTTGGTTGCATAACCTATGTGCTTCAAACATTCAACCTTGGCCCATGAAAGGACTTTATCCTCGATATAAGGTAATTGTTTAGTGAGGCTCATAACCTCAACCTGGAGTTTAGTCTTCGCTTTCATCGTCAAATAAACTTAACTTGATTATTCCTGAGTCTTTTTTACCCATTTTCTTTTTAATGGATTTAATTTCTTCATTCCTCGACTCTTTTTCTTCATTAGCCACTGAGTGATTAACTACTACCTTACAGTTAACCGGCTTTCCTACTTCGATTGATTCCTCGTCATAGTAATGAATTGCCATTCCAAAGATTTCATCGTCTGTAAATCCGTTATTTCCACTTTTCTGTACGGTATTGAGGATATATGTTACGCAATCTTCAATATTCTTTGCGGTATTCTTGAATTTTGGCGCAAACAGGGTGTCTGTTTGCGCTTTATTTTCAAGAAATAATTTAATAGTATTTTTAAAAGGGTTAGTTGCTTTTGACATAATTTTAGTTATTTACGAGAGTTGGCATAATAAGTAAAGTAATTCCTTCAACTCCCATAGGAGTGACTAGAGCCGCCTTTCCAGGTGTTGAGAACGTGAGTAAACATTCCTCGGAGCTAATTGATCCAAGCACCTCGAGAAGCGCAGTTCCACTAAACCCGATAGTCAGTGGATCTCCGGAATAATCTACTTTCAATAGTTCTTCAGCTGCCAAACTAAAATCGATATCCTGAGAATTGATTTTCAAACTGTCAGAACTTAGATCAAGTTTTATAAGTGATGTATTTTTGTTTGAGAATACCGATATACGGCGAATACATCCCATTAAATCACTTCGATTCGTTTGTAACTCGATAGGATTATTCTGAGGTATTACGCCTCTAAAGTTAGGATAACGACCCTCAATGAGTCTATAAATAAGGGAGTATACACCGGTGTTTAGAGAAATATTTTTAGAGGAAATGGTGAGGGTGAGTGTATCTTCTTTCATTTCAGAAATCAGATCGCAAATCAGTTTAGCAGTTTTTTTAGGAATAATTGAACTGAAATCCGGATAATCCGATTCGTATTCATGGATTCCTAATTTCGTTGCATCGGTGGCAACAAAAGTAAGGACACCATCTTTTGATTGAATGTTTACTCCTGACATAACCGGGCGAAGTTCATCGGTAGCCGTGAATAAAGAGACTGATTTAATTCCATCGATTAACTTTTGTTTTTCGATTACGATAGGAAAAGCATCTTCAGGAATGGTAACAACAGGATAAGAGTTCGCATTACCTCCAATGAGTTCAAATGTACCGTTATGGTAGATTACAGTCACCTTAGAACCTTTTACATCAATTTCGATCGGTTGTTCAGATAATTCTTTTAATGCATCAATCATGATCTTTGCATCGATAAGAAGTGTGAATAGTTCAAGGTTCTCAATTTTGCAATCTATCGAAGCAGTAATTG